GAATGTACCGGAGGTGTATATGTTACACATTCGGGTTACCGGTGCGAAGAGTGGTGGATTGTCGGAGGCCGAGTTGGTGTCAGACACTCCACTTAGGCCACTCCTGGCTACGGTGAAAACCGGCCATGTGGTGGACAGGCGAGCGGCGGAGCTGGTCACTAAGCTATTCGGAAAGGAGGTTCGTGACTACGCCAGGAGTTTCACGAGGTCGGGTGCTACGTTGGAACTACTTTACGAGAGTCTACGTAAGTACGACCATAACGATGTAGCCTGGTCAGCTCTTAGTGACGGCGTCAAGGAGAGATTGCGAAAGGCGATGAACCTCGCGTATCAAGTATTTGGTGTTAGAGGTCTAACGCCAAAACCTTTAAACGAGGTGAGCGTTGAACCATCATCTCCTGGTGCGTCTTGGCGCCTCTTTGGTCGTCAAGGTAAACGCACGGACTTTTCGGTGTACACTGAAGGTCTGGCGCGTGCTCAGCATTTAATGGACAAAGCACGCTATTACCAGCAACGCTATTGCCAGTTGCCACCATGTGTGGCATACCTTCGCACACAGTTGGCACCACGTAACGCTCCGAAGGTAAGGCTGGTATGGGGCTTCCCATTTGAGTTAAATTTGGTTGAAGCCGCTTTCGCCGAACCTTACCAGGAGGCACTACTTAGTCGAGGGGCCCCCATACTCCCACGTGATAAACGGTGGGTGGCTATGGCATTAGACCATGTAAAGCGGGCGGGGACGGTTGTTGGTTTAGACTGGTCACGCTTTGACGCGACAGTGCCACGCTTCCTCATTCGCTTTGCATTTGGCATCATTCGTAGGGCTTTTGGGAGTGAGTGGAAAGGTGTGTTCGACATGTTAGAACATTACTTTGTCCACACCCCTATCGTGATGCCTGACGGGAGGGTGTTCGTCAAACATACCGGTATCCCTTCTGGTTCCCGTTTTACGGCTTTGATTGGCTCCATAATTAATTGGGTCATAATCATGGCCATGACGGACGGAGAAGCCAGACAGTTGCATACCGTGGGCGATGACAGCCTATTTGCCTTAGGCTATCCAAGTGATAAAATCATTAGGATGCTTGAGGATTGGAAGGCTTTCGCTGCTGAGCTAGGAATGACCGTCAACGTCGACAAAACAGAAGTCGGCGGAGACGTGAAGTTCCTTGGTCGTCGCCAACGTTACGGCTCCACCCGTAGGGACTCCGACACGCTTCTGTTACATTTTATGCTACCCGAGAATTCAGG